GTCTTGCGCTCAACGACAGACAAACGCTCCATCAACTCTTGGTTCTGCCGCTGGAGCATCACCAATCGCTGGTCTTTTTCCTCGTTTGTACGCTTGATGTACTCTTTCTTGGCCTTGCGCCGGTTGCGCCTAGCCTCACGAATCGCATCAGTGTCATCGGGCTGATCGTCATCTGCACCGTCATCACTAGAAGCCTGAGCCTCTTGATCGTCAGCCTGAGGCGACGGGATGTCGTCAGGTAATTGAACAGTTACCGACCCGTCTTGTTCTTCAGTGACAGACAGATCGTCAACTTTAGCTTTATCTTCTGTGCTCATAGAAACGCCTTCATTGCCAGGGGATCACCCGTCACCTTTGCGATGATTTCGTGATCATTGAGAATCATGAACAACGCCGGATCCTCAAGCTCGTCGTCGCCGGGGACTTTTACTTCCCAACGGTCGCCGCCCCACTTAGGGACACGGATGTAGTCACCAGCCACGCACCAGGAGCCTTCCGGCCAATCCTTCATCGTGTCACGGTGCTTAAATGCCAGCGGGCCGATCTCGACCACTTTGGCTACCATGTTGTTCCACTTCTCGGTTTCTTTGGTTTCTTCAACCAAAATAATCCCGGCACTCGTCGATTTCTTCTTTGTACGCCGTAGTTGCACAAGAATACGGCCACCAAGAGGTTTCGCACCGGGGTCTACGCTCGGAAATGCCCAAGCCAATTCAGCTTCGTTAGAAGCTACCGGTTCACTCATTTTCTTCATCTTCCTTCATCAGGTTATGCAATATCTCCAAAGACTCCTGTAGCCCTTGGAAATGACCGACCATGCGGTGGTAAGTCTCCCAGTTCGCTGCATTACCAGCAGCAAGGGACGCGGCTATTTCAGCCTGCCTAGACTTAATCCCACCAATCAGATCGCTTAGGGTTTTCACTTATTTGGTCTTTGCTTGTGATAGGCCTCCTTGTTTAGGTTGCTGGGCTTGGCCCTTGGGTTGCATGGACTGTCCATCCAGCTTCTCGCCCATAGCGATGCGCTTGTGCTGGGGGACATTGATGCTCTTTTGCTCTTGGTCACTGGTAGCCATATCGGCCTCCTTCTTTGGTTGAAAACTCCATGACGGTCTTGTCCTGGTCGTGTCTTAACCGGGCGGCATCCCGCGTGAGGCGGGCCGTCTCGATGCGCTCTTTGGTCTCCATGTCGCCAGTAGCGATGGCGTACTTGAGTTGCAACTCCTCGATGGCCAGATCTTTCTCGTCCATCTGCTTTTGCTGGGCCAACTGCAGCTTTGCCTGCATATCCTGACCCTTGAGTTGCATTTCCGCCTGGTCGCGGGCCTGGCGGCGCTGGGTCTCTGCCATGCTGGTCTGCAGCAACACCTGGCCATCCGGCGTGAGGTCAGGCTTCGGCTTGAACTGCTCGACTTGTTTGATCATCTGCTGGATCACAGGCAAGATCCCAGCAAGGGTCTGCTGGCTGTCCATCGTGACGTGCTGCGCTGCAGCACCAAACAGCTTGTCGATAGGCTTCGGATCGTTGAGCAAGTCGTAGTCGTCCACTTTCTGTCCCAGACTCTTCTCAACGTAGCCGTTCATGCGGTTCAAGTACCACAGCGCCAAGTGTTGTTTTATGTGCTCAACCGCCTTAGGCAGGAAACTCGGCGCAATCACAGGGTTTCCACCAAAGACCGGATCTTTAGCGAAGTCCAGGTGCGTCTGCAGGTGGCCAAGGTGGTCTTGCTCGGGGTAAGCAAACGCAGCCTGACCAATGGCCATCGCCACGTTCTCGTTAGCGGCGTCCATCTTCTCGGGAGCGGGCACGTCAATCATCAATTCATTGACGCCAGGGACTTTGATCTGCTTGAGGAAGCGCTGAACCACCGCTCTGCGGTTAAACAGGTCAGGGTTATCTTTCATCACGGCCATGACGGCTTGCGTCTGGGCCATGCGCTGGGTTTCGCTGAAGATATGCGGGTCAGAGACCGGAATAACGTCAGTAACCCGAGCAAAGTCCTCGCGCTTGATGTCCAGATCCTCAACGACGTCACCACGCTGCATATCATCCAGATACCAGCGGTTGATGCGCTGCAAAATCCCCAAGACTTTGCCCTGAGACTTGTGCAAACGGGCGTGAATCGCAGAGAACACCGCGGCGCCCTGCTCAATCAGCGCCTGAGTCGTGCCCACAGGCGTGTTTTGGCCCACGTCAGCGATCTTTTCCTCGGCTGTGGTCACCACACCCTTAGCTGCATTGGTCAACCAGCCCAGAAGCTCAAACAGAACCGGCGATGGCGGGTTAAATGGCATCGGCATGGCCAACTTACGCACATCATCCACGCCAGGAGCCGCCTCAATCTCAGCAACCTGCGTCACCTCGACCTGTTGAGACTGGCCAGACACCTTAGCGCCCTTGAGCTTCAGGAGCGTCGCAGCGTTATTGATGTGGGCAGAGTCCAAAAGGGCACGCAAAGCGCCCGTAGCAGCCGCGGAGAGGCCTCCAACGAGGTGCGGCAGGCCAACAGCGTACACGCCACGCCACGGGATGAACTTGAACTCGACAATCCAGTCAAGTTTCGTCATCGTCTCGTCGCCTTCTTCCCAATTCCGGTACAAACCAACGACTGTCGAGTCCAACTCGTCAATCATCAGGATGTAAGGCGCCATCTCGCCCTTGGTAATCGGGTCGTCTTCTAGCTCGAGCCAGGTGTAGACGTGATAAACACGGCGCAAACCGTCTTCGTTATCGTTGGGATTGCGCCCTTCAATCTTGTCGTTGGCTTTCTGAGCCGCAGTCGGCTCTGGATCCATCGTGGCACGGATGTAATTCGTGTCTCTGTACAGTCCAGACGCAATCCGGCGCTTAAATTCGTAGTCGGAGATGTCATCAACCTCCGTTACGCGCTGCGCTGTATAAAAACTTCCCGCCGAGAAGGGCAAAAGTACGTTGTCAATGGGCAGAAACTGGGCAGAAGGACGCTTTTTGCGCTCGTCGTACCACATCTTCAGGTACTGAGAGCCGCCCAAAGGTAGCTGAGTCAGCAATTGCTCCTGCTCATCGGCAAATTCTTCAATCTGCTCGCTCAACTGCCAGTTCATGAAGTCCCGTTTGCGCTCGGCAACCGCAGTCTTCTCCTCAGTCACGTCACCCAGGATCTTCGTGCGGGTCGGGCCATCAGGTGGAAACAGTTCTTTGAAGGCTCGAGCAGCGAAATCCACGCAGGCTTCGGCCATCACGGGGTGGACAACCTTGCTGGCGCCGTTAAAGTTAGCCCCGCCAGGCGCGTCTTTGCCCAAACCAGTGCGGCGCAAGCCCTCTTCGTACTGCTTGTCGCGCTGTTTGCGGGCTTCCCGATCCTTCTCAATCAACTCGATGTAGCGCAGAGCCAGCCCGTCAACGTCCATGCTGTCCAAAGCATCACTGTCGGCCAGGTTCTGGTAGAAGTCTTCGTCTTCCATGGGGCCTTTGGTGTTCATGCGAACGACCACAGAGCCATCGGGAAGCTCTTCGTACTCTGACTCTTCAAGATCAAGGTCAACTTCAATAGGCTGGTCGCCTTCTTGAGACTGAGGGCCAACGAAGCGCCCAAACTCTTGATCAATAGGGAATTCGGTTGCCATGTTTATTTCCTAGTTGCTTGGGCCAAGCCGCCCTCTTTTTTCACCGTGCGCACATCCGGCAACGGCGCATTCTTGAACCAAGGCATCATCACACCCTCACCAGTATCAATCATGTTGAGGATGTAATTTCTGACGGTCTTTGGCGTTGGATTGATGCCCTGACCCTGCAGGGTATACGCGGCTTGCTTCTCTAACAAATCCAGCGCATCGCCTCGAGGCGACTTCAGCCCCGTCAGTTCTCCGCCACCAAACCATCTACCGGCCTGAGCCATGCCACCAGGTATGCCCATTTCGCCGGCGATGTCTAACATCTTGTTCTCGGCCAACCCGTATTCGGTCGGCCCGAAGCCACCCTGCTCCGTAAAGTAAGGGTGATACTTGCTGCCCTGCGTTTCTCCGGCAGCCTCGTGAACGTCAAGAACAACAGACTTGCCAAAGTCCCCCGCCTTTTGGGTGCCGTAGGTCGGGATCTTGTAGTTCGTTGGAATGTCAGCCTTGACGTGCTCGCGCAAATTAATTGGCCCCTCAATAACTTGCCTGACGCCCTCTCTGTGGATCGGCATCAACGGCAGACCAGTCCCATACTTTTGCTTAAACGCGGCCATCTCTTGTTTGACAGTCTGCTCATCCAGCGGCAAACCCCTGGCCTTCATGTCACGCAAGAACTGGCCAACAGCCACCTCATTCAAGATTGAATTTCTAGCTGATGCCGGAGCAATGCTGTACACGAACTGATTGAACTTCTCTTCCGGGATCCCGCGCTCAAGCACGGCCAACTTCAGCGGATACAAAGAACCATAGAAAGTCTCGCCGCCCAAGGGCAATCCACGCTCAATCTGTTGCTTGATCAGCCCGCGGTTTACCGGGTCACCATAGACCTCTTCAACGTGACTCAAGTCAGCCCTGGCCGGCTCATATCGCGGGAACTTTGTTTGCTCAACACCAGGGAACCCCTCAAGAGCATCTTTAATCCGCTCACGATCAAACGCCTGCAGCTCTCCCGGCGGCGGCTGCCACGGCTCAGTCGGTTGGGCCAAGAAATCTTTAGCCTTCTTGATGCGCTCCTGCACCACCGCCTCAACATTCTTTTGGCGCTTTTGCAGCGGATCGCTGTACTTGGACTTTTCTAACTGGCCATAGGTCTTTTCAAGCTGAGGCTTGTCCTGGCGCTCCCAGGTCAACTTCTTGTCTGCCTGCGTCAGCGCCTTCTTGGCAATCTCTTGCTCAGTAAGTTTCGGGTTCGCTTGAGCAATCTTCTCCGCGATCTTCTCGGCCTGACTTGCCAGCACCTTTTCTGTGAAAGCCGCGCCTTTTTTTGCGGCGATTGCGGTCTTGGCGCCAGATCCAATTAACCCAGAGACAACACCACCAACCTGGAACTTCTGGATCACGGCATTCTTGAACTCTTCAGCACCCTCAGGCACAGACTTAGGCTTGACCTTAGGAGCATCCTGTTTAACTTTTGCCATCCTCACCGCATGGGTCAGGGCTTTGTCTTTGTCCATGCCGCCTTTGGTCAGGCTTTCAGCGATCTTGTCAGCATCGCCAACAAAGCCGCCCTTCTTCATGCCGGTCTCTTTGACTGGGATGATCTGGCCACCGTCAGACATATCAGGCGTGGTCTCGAGGCCAACTGCACCGCCTTCTGCGTAGGCAATAGGCTTCTTCAGGCGCTCACGCATCTCAGGCGTGATGTCAAAGCCAAGCTGAGTTCCTACAGAGCCTTGTTTAGAAGCTCTTTCAAATTCTCGCCTTGCGCTGTCATCCGCCAATAGTCTGGCGGTCAAGTCTTCCAATTCAGCCTTGCGCCCCGTCATGCTGGCAATAACGCCATGGCGCAAGCTATAGGCAGTCTCTTTGGCCGTAGCCGCATCAACGCCTTGATCCATCAGCTTTTGCTGCGCTTCTTGCCGCATCAGGGAAATTAGGTATTCACGCTCACCAGGCTGAACAGTCGGAACAAAAGGTTTCAGCTCACCAGCGCCTGGAAAAACAACTTCTTGCATCTTCTCGCCGCCGAACTTCTTCAACAAAGCCTGAGCCTGTGCCGGCACCAGCTTGTCGTAGAAGTCCTCCATGCCCTTGTGAGGGACGCGCAGGTTCTCACCCTCAAACGTGCCGCCACCTGCCTTGGTGATCCGATCAGCCATCTCCTTGCCGACGTACTCATCCAGCTTTCCAGGAGGAACAGCAATGCTCGTTTCACGCCGCCCATTACGGTCAACGGTTGCCAGAGCAAACGAGCCGTCCTTATTAGGCGTAGCCGTCACGCTGCTGAGGTACTTGCTCAGGTCATAGCGGTCTGCAGACTGTGGGCCATTGATGAAAGCCACGCGGTCATAGCCTTTGTCGGCTGCGTGCTTCATGATGTGCTTCAGGCCAAGATCCACCCAGTCGTTGGTCTTGGTGACGAAGGGAGCTTTTGAAGTTTTATCAAGCTGCGATTGCGCAACAGCACGACCCCCTTCAGTTGTTGCTTTTGCAAGCGCTCTTTCTCTTTTACTGTGCTCTTGCCCCCAGTCTGACTGCAACTCCTCAACGAACAGGACTTTCTTGCCTTCGTTGTCTACGCGGTCATTGAGGCGAATGTGGGCTAGGACGTTGGGTTCATCCCAGTGGGAGGAACGGTAAGCGGGGGTGCCAACCAATTCCTTTGCTTCTTGCTCTGACCTCACAACAGCGGTATCGCCGTTCTTAAATATAACGCGCCAAAATCCAGAGGGTGTTTTTGCATAACTACCCGCGTGCTTATCCTTTGCGTCCGGCAACGTCAGTAGCACCTCGCGGTAGTTTTGTCCACCAGGTAATTGATAGTTGCTGTATTTAGGCTCTGATTTCCTAATCTCATTGGCCAACTTGTTGGCGTAGTCCGTATCAAACTGGTTCAGGTTCTCAGACCAATGCGGCTCGCTTCCAAACCCGCTACGCTTTACGCCAATCGTGTGATGTAGGGGCGTCACATCATCTAGGATCGGGTCATATTGCAGGCCCAACTCTCTAAGCTCATCCTGCTTGGGGTGCTTCAGCAAATCCCCGCCTAATACCTTCGCCTCGACCTGCGGCTTATTCTTTGACACAAACTCCTGAACCTCTTCTCGAGTCAGGTTTGGATTGCTCCTCAAATACTCCGCGATACCCGTGTGCTCAAGCTCGTTCTTGCTTGCCCCAGCCTTTTGCATCTCATTAAGAAACGCCTGACCTGGGCCTGCCTTACGTTGGAAGTTAAGCGCCGCCTCTTCCGCGGGGCTGTAGAAACCAAGCGACGACGCAGGGGCAGCAACTCGAGCAGGCTTGGCGCCCTCAACTACGCTAGGCATGAACCCCGCTCTTTGCAAGTAACCCTCAGCCATCTCGGCAGCTTTAGGGGCCAGAGACTTTCCGGCGCTCTTTGCCACCGCTGCACCAGGCTTTGCAAATGGAATGGCAGACAGTGCGCCAAGACCAGCCTTGAGCGCAGCAGAGCCATATTCACCCTCACCGGCGGCTTGTTTGGCCTCGCCAAGCATATAACCGGACTCTTCCGCCTGATACGGGGAGCCGACAGCAATATCAGCCAAACCCAAACCAAACGGCAGATTACTTTGAGGGCCGCCAATTAAAGACTGAGCAAGCCTGTTTGCTTGATACTTGTCAACGCCCTTATCCGCGAGCAATTGCTGCAGCTTCTGCGCATGGCGCTCTCGCAAAGACGGGGTGTATGGCTTGGCCTCTGCGACCTCCTCCGACTCCTTCTTGCGTCTTGGGGCCAGGTCGCGCTCACGCTGAGGCGTCAGGTTTGTTGCGGCAGCCTCGAGAGGAGAATCAGGCGCCCGCCGGATAACTTCCATCTCGTACCCAGGATCCATATACCCGCCTGACTGCATACGAACCGCGCCGCCCGAGGAGGGGTAGATGCCGAAAGCCGCGCCCTCGTTATCCGTGTTCAGAACGTCGCCGCTGGCCAAACTTGATCTTGATTTTGTTGCCATCTTTAATCAGACCCTTGACGCCTGTGTTTAATTTGTGGATAATCAGGGTTATGCAAAATCAATCACAACCAGTGTCTTTGAGCCTGTCCTACCCGTGGGGATCCATTGAGTGGGATGGCGGCTTTACTGTTGTCAATAAGCATCATAGAACGGGTGTTTCAATTGGCAAGTTCTCAACCCGAGAAGAGGCTAATGAACTTGCCTTCAAGTTGAACCTAGAAATCACCGAACTTGAGATGGCATCCATCGCTGCCAATCCTCCAGCATCTTCTTGCGAGCCTCATCAGCCTCTCGGATTTTGGGGAAGAGTTCGCCGTATTCTTCAGTGGCGTAGTTGACCGGCTGCCACATCGTGCGGCCCTGGCTCTCCCTGCCTATCACGTCGGTTGGATACTCTTTGCCACGCGACCACGGCTGAATCCCGCCAACAGGCGCCGACTGGACTTGGCCAGGAATGCCCTCAACAGACTCTGGGAACATCTTGCGCTCGAGATACTTGAGCCTGTCTCTCACGCTCGCCACCTCTTCCGGCGTAGGCTGCGCTTTTGGCAGCAAATACTTTTCACCCTTAATGTCCGTGGCTTTGTAGCCCTCTGGCGTTTGGTAGCCATAGATGCGGTCACGATTGTAGTCAGACGTGCCGTAGTGAATCTTGGCTTCATTGCCCAAGACATCCTTCGCCGCCTGCCTGGCCGCCAAGAATTCGCTAGGCACCTCACCCTGCTTGACCGCCCCAAACGGCACCACAGTCACGCCACCGAGCCGCGGGTTGTGGGACAACACCATATTTTCGCCAAGCATCGTAGAGAGCTTGATTACCTCTTCGGGACTTAAATCTCGCCCCTTTGGTTTGATTAACATCGCCGACGCATCTTTGATGTTGTTGGTGATTGACGGCAAGAACCTAACCGCCCCCATGCCCTCTTGCTCAAGAGCAGAACCCGCAGACGTCAAGTCTTTTAAGAAAGTCCTGTGGCGGGAGATATCAGAGATGCCTGGCACCTCAAACGAAATCATGGGGTTGGTCTCGAGAATCCCCGTGCTTGGACTCTTAAAAACGCCCTGGCCGGGATATCTAGACGTCTTGTGGCGCCCCATCTCTTCAATGGGGTAAGCGCCCTCTTTGCCAATAAGGCGCTCAGTCAATCCCTCTCGGAAAGCGCTTGTGCCCTTTTGGCCCAGCTTCGGAGAAACAGCCTCAATCGTCACGGGCACCGGCGTAAAAGGCCGCATGACATCAGCAGACAGATTGTGCAGTTCGCGCCGCAAAGAAGACGGCTGCACAAGCCACTTAGAACCCTTCACGCCCCCGGCCAACGCCCCTAGGCCAGAAAATAATTGACCAGCAGGAGATTCATCTCTGCCAGGGATCATGCGCTCAATTCTTTCGCTAGTCGGCAGCACCGCCTCCGGGGAAACCTTGACACCACCTAGGCCAAATGAAAAATTGGCGATGGCTCGCAGGATGGCTTCTATGTCGCCAGGCGTGCCAGCAACTCCCGCTCCAGCACCACGAAGAAGCTGAAGCGGCGCATTGACATTGCGAGAAACATTCAGCGCTTCAGGGCGCCGACCAGAACTTGGATATCGCCCAAATACCGCAGAATCATCAGCCATCATTTTCCCCGCGAAAGGATTTGGGGCGCATCATAACTTGAGGAAGCAGTCAAGTCCATCTCTTACGCAAACCCCAGCTGGTGAATCCCTGAGCAAAGCGAAGCCCAACCGTGACCGCGCCACGTTTCGCTTCGCCTGCAACGTTCCCCAGCATGGAGCCACCCGTCGCATTCGCGTCGTCCAGACTATTCGTACACCACCCGGCTCTAGACTCAGCCCACCGCCCCTGCTTTGGCCCGCTCGTGTGCAGGGTATCCCTTGCCTTGACCACCGACGTTCCGCATCGAGGCAGTCCAAAAGCAAAAACCCCGCAAAGCGCTCTGTGGTCTTGGCTCTTGGCGAGAGCAACAGCAAGGCGATTGAAGTTACTCAAAAGACTCGCTTGCCGTCGGGCAAGACCACACAGAACTCTGCAGGGTTTTCTAGTAACTTCATCGCCCAGATGCCACTCTGGACGGTTGCAAGTATACAGCAACTCACAACAAGATGCACAAGTATTTAAACCCTCATACAGCATACGGGTTTTCCCTACGCTTCTTACCGCTGTCGGCGTAGTCGTCTTCGTCCCAGTCGTCATCAGGCGGTGGGTCAATCTCAAGCCAGCCTGAGTCACGCAAGAACCGCAGAGCCTGCGTACAGGCGTCCACCATGTCGTCGTGAGTCGTCTCAGGGAATGAGCAGATCTGAGACACGAAGCCTTCCGCCCAATCCCTGACGTAGCCTTTGCGCTGAGAGGACTCAGGGATCCAGACCCGGCCTCGAGCAATGATGTTTGAGACGATGTTCAGGCGCTGCACCTTGTCAGCATTTCCAGGGTTGTACGCCCTGACCGGCAAGTGAGCACGCTGCAAATCCTGGATCAGGCTGATGCCGGCGCTCTTGTCCTCAACCAGGATCAGATCCACCCGTTTGCGTTCTTTGCCCTCGCCAAAGACGACGTCGTACTCCTCGATGACCTTAGGGCGCAGATCAGGGTACTGGAGCCTGTCCTGCCAGGCGTCGATCAATAAGACGCTCATAGGCCCATCTAAGGGCTTGAAGACGCCCCAGGTCAGGCAAGCAGTGGGATCGTTCTGCGTCTTCTCGGTGTAGGCGCAGTCGTAAGACTGGACGATGTACTCAAACTTCGGGAAGGCCTTGCCGTCTGGCCAGAGTTTGAACATCTCCCGCTTGACGATACCACCCTCTTCAGGGTCAATGATCTCGGCGTAGATCTCCTGCCGGCCTAGCTTCGTGCCCTCGTACTGCAGGATCTGCTTGCGGAAGTTATCCGACAAGTTGTCCAGATTGGCATAAGTCGAGGCGGTCGTTACAGCCACGTCGTCCCCGTCTCGATTGATTAGCTCAAGCACCAAGTCCTTTGGCCGCGGCGTTGTCGTGATGATCGTCCTGGTCTTCTTCCCCAACCGGACGCCGAACTGGATTTGATCCCAGGCTTCCTGCAGGTACTCCCAGGCGGCTAGCTCATCACACCAGGCGCCGTGGAACTGTGGCCCCCGGAAGCGCTCAGGCTCCGACGCCGGGATGCCTTTGATAAGTGAACCATTTGTCAGGCGAAGCTCGTGATACGCCTTGTTGTAATCAGCGACCAGGCACTTTGGGATGACGTTGAGCAAGCCAGAGTCGCCCTCAAAGCAGGTTCCCCGGACGTCAGCGGAAGTAGGAGCCGCCACCAGCCAACGGGTTTCTGGCTCATTCCAGGCCCACCAGCCAATTTGTTCCGCGGCAGTTCTGGTTTTACCCGCGCCACGTCCCGCCAGCATTAACCAGATACTCCACCAATCTCCTGGAGGCAATATCTGATGTTTATGTGCAGTCTGTAACCATAATGCACGCCAGAGATATGCCGCCTGCCTTTCAGGGGGCAATAACTTGAGTTTGGCTTGAACGTCGGGCGACTTAATCGCCTCGGCTAATTCGCTCACTGCTGCTTCTTGAGTTCAGCGTTCTGCAGCAAAGCCTGCATCAGCTTGTCAGCCTCTACAGATGCCTCTATCTTGAGAGGGTTCTCAGCATCTCCAGCCAACTGAACCCTGTCGCCGTACTTCTTAGGATTCCACTTGGCCAGTAACTTCAGCCGAGTTTCAATCTGCAGTTTGCGGTGGCCAAGCATATCCTCCACAGTGGTATATGTCTTGTCATCGCCCATTACTTGCTTTTGCCCCATCACTGGAGTATCGGCAATCCTCAGGCATTCCTCGGCAATTGCCTCATATCCAGTTTCGCGAGCGTGCGCGATGGCTCTGGAAAGACCTACTCCGCGCTCACCCAACTCATCATCCCGATACATCCAGTCATAAATCGTTTGCCAGGCGGGGAATCCATCCTGTCTGCAGATCTCTCTCAGTGGTATTCCATCACTGAGCATCTCGCATATCTTCTGCGCTATCTCTGGGGTGTACTTTGAGGGTCTGCCGATCTTTGGCTTATTTGGGGCTTCTGGCGCGTTTATGGCGCTTATGGCTACCTGACCCTTAGGTTGTGTCTTTGCGGCGCTCTTGAGCCGTTTTGGTGGCTTTGCGGCGGTTTCCGGCATGACCGTATTCCTCGATCCGTTGAACTTGAGTCAAATTGTAGCCTAACACGGCTGGATCCTTGGGGCCACCCGCCAGGTACTCCCAGCGGTCAAAGATCCATGCGTCTTGGGCTGAAGGCCTGGGCGCAACCCCAGGCTATTGCGTTCCCGTCGCTGGGAAGTAGTTTTGCGCTCACCGGGCTTCCGGCCTTCAAGCATTCTGCTAGCGTAATGCCATGATGTCCGGGGCCAGTGCAAACAACACCACAATCCCTAAAAACATTATCGCAGTTATTGCGTTTACAAGCAAGTGTTTGATCATTGTTCCCTCGCCTCCAACATAGCCCTTGCGTACTGATAACGCCAGTCTGCAATCATTTTTGCCTCTCCTTTGTATCCCCGCTCCAATGCATATTGGTGGATCCATGTTTGATCTGGAGCAGGAGCATGAGCGGCAAAAAAATCAAGCAAAGTCATGCCCCTGGCCCCTTCAACTTTATCTCCCAGGTCTACTACCCAAGGAAATGCCGATCCTCCGTCTTTCATGATCAATCCCTCCTCGTTCCTTCAATGCTGCGGGCCAGTTCTTTGATCTCGTCCTCGTAAGACTTCAAGATCCGCTCCTTCAGGATGTACCGGGCATCGCTAGCGGCTGAGTCAAAGCCATTGACGATGACTGCCAGCAAGTGAGCGGTGGACTCCTCTCCCGTAACTTCGTCGTAGATCTTGCCCACCGGCTCGTCACTGATGTTGGCGAAGAACTCGAGCAAAACGTCAGGGTTCTGCAAGAACTCGTCTTGCGCCATCTCGAGCGCCTCATCGGCGGTGTAGAACTCGTCTTCCTCAGGGAAGCGGTTGTCGTAAGCCTTTTGCATTGATGTGAAGCTCATTTCAATTCCTTTCTGTGTTGCTGCGTCTTGCAGTGGTGTAACTTTACCTGAACCAATTATGTCGTGTCAACAGATCTCTAGGTGCTTTCCCTAATGAACTCGACTGTTCCACAGGTCTCGCCGTTGTGGTCATAGACTGAATCCGGCACTTGGCCTTCCTCTATGGCTCTGGCAATGCCACGCAAGGCCTCTGGAAGGGCCTCAGGGCGCTCAAAATCTTTTGTGAAGGGGTGGATAAGGATACGGAGCGTTAAGCGCTCAGAAGGGCGATTCTGGGAAATCATGGATTGGCTCCGGCTTTGTCCTGTACCAGGCGCTATGCCCTGGCAGCGTCTTTGGGAATGGCCATGAGTTGGAGAGCGTGCTGGACGGCGAAGTAGTAGCTGTCAAACTCTTTTCCATCGGCGTGAACGACGTACAGCTTCTCTCCGACCGGGCTGACCCGCGGGAAGACTCGCGTCTCCCCGGCTTTGCCTTTGACGATTGCATAGACCCCCTCCGGCTTGTAGCTCTCAGTTACTTTGGACATCTTCTTCCTCCTCTTTTTCTTTGCCTTTGTACTTTTCAATCATCTCTGCCAGCCTTCCTGGGTTTTGTTTTCCGTTCAGGAACCACCTGTATCTGACTTGAATGATTCGCCGGTCTTGGTCTGAGAAGGTCGCCTGCACTGCCCTGGCCTGGTGGAGGGGACGGTTACTCAGCAAAGCATCCCTGATTGCTTGAGCTTCCATGCCGATCAACCGGGAATAGGCAACAAACGGGGTATTCGGCTCAAACAGCCAGCGAATAGCCTTGTCAGCACTTGCCCTCAAGTTGAACTCGCAGGATTTTTCAGTACTGTTGGGATGCTCTGCAGCATCTTTAATTGCCGTGGAAATTACAGCGGCAAGCAGTCGAGCACAGGCTTTTGTCTGCGCATCAACATTGGCTCGTGTAGCAACTAAGTCAATCATTGTTTTGCTCCTGGGTATCCAAGTTCAATGCGGAAGTCTTGGCGGTTGTCGCCGCGATCTTCCAGTTGGCTCAAGAAATCTTCCACCGCCTGTTCAGCGGTAGCGCCGCGGCCCTCGCAGGAGTCTTCGTCGCATTCGTCAAAGATGCACGCCACCCAGAACAGGCTAGGCACCGGGATCGGGGGCGGGTCGTAGTAGACGTTGATAATGGGAAGGTCTTCCATTTTTTACTCCTCGCGTTGTGCATCTGAGACGTTCATAACGGCCAACTCCATGCGAAGCGGCATACCCGCAATAAAGGCACGGGCACCCATCCTGCCGACGAACTCTGGATCTTGCCATTGCTTAACGGAAGCGCCTTCCACCATCTTTAGCAGATCCACGACGTCGGCGATGTTTTTTTCTGTGAGCATTTGTGTTCTCCTTTGAAAGGGGCCGAGGCCCCTGGGTTTACTTGCTGCTGCTGACGCAAAAGACATCACTCTTGCGAGTGAATAACTCGACTTCTTTGACGCTGTCAAAACCGCGAACACCGCAGTCTCGCTCGTCATCCCACACATAGTCTTTCCTGAGAGTCACGATGATGCCGTTGCCATCTCCGCGCTCATCGTCGATGTGTGCCACCCAAGAGCGGGTGGCCAGCAATTTGTTGAATGTCTTGCTCATGCTGGCCTCCTGATCAAGCGATTGACGCAACTTTGATGACGGCGCTGGACTCGCCACGGAACTTGTCCAGATCAGCCTCGGTGATACCGAAGGCGGCGCACAGCTTCTCCATGTCCACAGAACCCTTGCGGTTCTCGATGGTGACGCGCACACCGTACTTCTCGCCACGGAACTTGCCTTCGCCGTATTGGTTGGCAATGTTTTCCTTGAGAACCTTGCACTTGGCGGTCAGGTCTTTGACCTGGCGATCAAACACCGCAAGGGTGTCGATGTCGTTGGTCAGAGACTCAACGGTGGCCAGGGTCTGGATGAGGGCTTGAACTTCAGTCATTTTGGATCTCCTTGTTACCTGCGTTGTGCAGTGGTGTAAGTATAACTTCAAATAAAACAATCAAGCAATACCCCACTGGTTTGTGGGGCTTTATCATTACGCTACGTTACCGGCCTCCAGGATTTTGTTTGCTGCGCTGAAGATGCGTTGAGCGCTCTTGTCGCTGATCTCAGCGTCGGCCAGCCAGTTCTGAATGTAGCCGCGGGATTCAGACAGGCCGGGCAACCCCAACAGGGAGCACAGGATGTAGGCCACACCCTCAGCCTCGACTTCGCGCACGTCGCGGGGAGTCATCTCAGAGTCGGTCATCAGACCCTCCTTGGTGTGACCCAGGACAACGTGAGCGATCTCGTGGAAGCGAGTCTTGTGGGGGTACTCGGCCACCGGGTTGATGGCAATAGTGTCGAGTTGAGCGTAGCCCTGCACGTTGCCGTTTGCCAAAGCGAAAGCAGTCTCGGTGATGCCAAGGGTCTCAAGGGCGCGAGACTTGTCCCATACGGGTACGGGCACTTCGTTGGCGAACTCTTCGCCGTCGGTCTGGCTCATCACAAACCAGTTGTTGCGCATGGCAAACATCTGGAACACATCGCCAGTCTTCTCGCCAGCTTCGTCTTTCTTGGCGATGGTCACAGGCATCACGAGGGCAATGGCTTTCTCACCCTTGCGAACTTGACGGCCAAGCTCTTGCCACTTCTTGAAAGTAGCGATAGGGCCGAGAGGGATGTCACGAGCCATGCACTGCGACCAGGCCAGCAATTGATTGCCGATGCTGTAGCCGTAGAAGGTGCTGTAGGCTTTGCTGATGATGCCGGGTTGGCTGATGGCATCCTTGAGCAGTTGGGAGAAGTTTGCTTTTTCCATGATGTCGCTTCCTTTCGCTGTTACCCGCTTAGTGCGGTATGGTTGGAAGTGTAACGGAAAATTAAACAGTGTTGTCAAGTCCTACCGATTTGTAGGGTTATTCAGCCGCTCGATGGTTTTGTTGAGTGCGTCTAGCTCATCCATCTTTGCAATCGCCCAGGCCCTCTTCTGGCCATGCCAGCCCATCATGCTTCCCTGGTGGCAGGACTTGCACAGGGCCACCACGGTGTAGTGGCTTCCCTGCTTGATGTGGTGCGCATCACTTGGGCCATGAGCATCACAGACGCTGCAAGGGAGTTCCTTAACTCGACCGACCCAGGCCCTTTCGGCCACGTTCATCTTTGAGTTCATTTCAATTCATGTAGATGTCGTATGTCAAAAACAAAGCTCTCTTTGGCATTCCCATTGCTGTCGTCCATCCTGCGTGCGTATTTAATTTTTCTTTTCCCGCTTTTCTCAATGGCCGCACGAATGTCAGACAGAAAACCAATGTGGGTCTGGTGCATTGGCTTGACTTCATAGCGAACACCGCCAATCACCATGAAAAGTTGGTCTTCCCACTTGACGTCAAAAATGACCATGATGTTGGGATACAGCTTTGAGTACCTAATGCCATCTTTAATGTTGAACGTGACAGCGTATTGGGGATCAATACCAAAAAGATCCATTGCCTTGAACAGAGGGGTTCTGACAGTCTTCAGATCACTTGGCATTATTGTGAACAAGTCATGCGTGTACTTGTCCGTTTTTTTCAAAGGGTTCACATACGACGGATGGCCGAAATGGTGCATACGGCCAACAGCAAACGAAAGTTCCGCCTCGGTGCCGTATTTATCACACCAAGCCAGTTTATCTTCCGTATCTGCGGGCCTGATGCTGTGCATTACATCGCCACCCTATCCATCGTTCTGTTGCTGGCCTCTTGTGAGCGCCAGACATCTATGCGCGCCTGAGCCGCAATCAATCCCCACCTGACCTCTTCTTCAGCCTCCACCGCGGCTTGCAGCGCCTTGAGATGTTGCGTGTACTCGGGGTCTGAGTACGCCTCTCGTTCCTGAGCGTTGACTGTGTTCTCAAGACTGCGCTTCATCAGGATCGCCTTCAGAGACTTGCGGTATTCCTCGAGGTAGATCCTCTCTGCTTTTGCTTTAGCGTGACGCTTGCCGTACTTGAAGATGTATTCAATCGCGTCGTTCGGGTCGATGTCCATGTTCTGCCTCTCTCCTTATTGCTTCTTTGAGCATTGCTTCGCCGTAGCTGAATGCTTCTTTTGCCACATACTCTTCGTCGGCCAGGAAGTCTGATCGCTTCATCAGGCCCATCATTGCGAATGCCGCAAAGATGTCCAGCAGCGTTGGCTCTTTCATAGCTCTTGCCTCCTTAGCCATTCGGCCAGCAGTAGAGCCTCGGCCACGTTGTTGTCTTTGACTCGCTTGAGCGGCGCATCAGGCCAAAGCCCTCGAGCCATAGTCAGACTCGTGTTCTTGTCCGCGGTCACGCCCATGTCCGACTTCCAGCGCTGAGGGGTGACGATGAACCACGATGTGCGGAATAGCTGCGTAGTGGCCTCTATAGCCCCCACAGCGCGTGCAAACGTGAAGGTTGATGCTATCCCCTGCCTTGGCATGGAATGAACGTCCTCAATCACGAAAAGCACTTCCTCTCGTCCAATGGCCATCCTCAGGTCGTCTGAGAACTTTTTTACGCTGATGCGCTTGTCTTCGTTTGGAATGGAATCACTCGACCAATAGTTGCCGTTGTGATCAACCATTCCCCACGCCCCGGAGGCAGAGCCGGG